TATGCCGATTGATTGTTTAGCCATGTCTTAATTCTCCGTTAAATTTTTGTTAGTGTGTTTATTTATGGATTATTCTAAGAACCGAACGTAAAATTATACGTCTATCGCTATTCTCTGGAACTTGAACACACAGCTGTCGCTGGATGTGTTTGTTGTGAGCAATCTAACATTTCCACCACTTACATCTGCTGACAGTGTGGCCAGTGGTCCTGTGTGATCAGTTGTTGATCCAAATGCTGTTATGTAGGCGTCTGATCCGTCGTGTGTCACATTGGCTTCCACTACCTCGAATCTGCTGTTTGTTGCATCTGTTATGGATATGAAGTACTTGGCACTCCTGTATGTGCCTACCGCGAATGTGTTCAACACAGAGGTTGCCGAAGAGGCCACTGTTGTCGTGGCATCTGCTATGTCCGACCTGTTCAATGTTGCACCTGCAGTGGCAAACGCAAGGTTACCTGAACCATCTGTTTTCATGAACTGGTTCGCACTACCATCTGATGTTGGGAAAGTCAATCCACTTATTGTCACACTACCTGTACCGTTACCTGTCAGTTCAAGATTGGCATTTGATGAATTGGTTTTTACTGTGTTATCATCAAGTGTTATTCCTTCCAGTGTAAGTGCTGAAGTAACTGTAAGTGTTGTGAACGTACCTGCCGCGGGTGTTGTAGCACCAATGGCGGTGCCATCTATGTTTCCAGCATTGATGTCAGCTTTGGCTATTGAAACCTGTCCTGTTCCTGCAGGTGACATGACTAGATCTGAGTTTGATTGTGTTGTGGTAATCTCATTGTCCTGTATGTTGATGTTGTCGTCTATGGTCAGACTTTCAATTACTACGGTACCTGTTCCGCCTGGCTCAAGACGTATGTCTGCGTTAGAGTCTGATGATATCGTGCTGTCAAAAATGTTTAAGTTGTCCACGGCCAGTGTGCCTGTGATGTTAAGAGAGGTAACTGTCATTGCTCCCAATGTGGCTGTTCCGTCCACCTGTAGTGTTCCTGTAGTTGTAAGATTCTCATTGCCGAAACTGATTGCACCACTTGAATCTGTGATTGAACCACCCGCCATTGTTAGAGTGCCAACAGTCATTGTACCTGATGTAGTCAAGTTCTCGTTACCAAAACTGATCGCACCTGACGAATCAGTTATTGATCCATTTGCCAGTGTAAGGTTACCTATAGTTGACCCTGTTGCACTGTTAATCGTACCTGTTGATGTTAAATTCTCATTGCCAAAACTTATGGCACCAGATGAATCAATTATGGATCCACTTGATAGAGTAACATTTCCAACAACCAGTGTACCTGTCGTGGTCAAGTTCTCGTTGCCGAAACTTATGGCACCTGATGAATCAGTTATTGATCCGTCTGCCAGTGTTAGGTTACCCAGTGTTGAACCTGTTTCAGCTGAAATAGTTCCTGTTGTTGTTAAATTCTCGTTTCCGAAACTTATGGCTCCTGATGAATCTGTTATAGATCCATTTGCCAGTGTCAGGTTACCCAGTGTTGATCCTGTTGCGGCTGTTATTGTTCCCGTCGTTGTTAGGTTTTCATTACCGAAGCTCAATGCTCCACTAGAATCTGTTATGGATCCATTGGCCAGTGTGATGTTTCCCACAGTTGTGCCTGTGCCCGCTGAAATGGTTCCTGCAAATGATACTGATCCTGACACAGTCAAAGTACCGTCAACGATCAATCCTTCGTTGATGTTGATGGCAGTGGAATCAGTTGAACTTAGAGTTGTTCCTGCTATCTGTATGGCACCGAAAATTACATTACCTGTGCCTGCAGGCAGTAGGTTTATGTCTTCATTTGTTCTTGTACCAATGATGTCATTGCCTCTGATCGTCAATGCAGGGAAAACCACTGCACCTGAACCTGCCGGTGAGAACACCAGATCATCATTCGTCCTGGTTGCCCGGATCTCATTGCCTGTTACTGCTATTGTTGTTAGGTCAAACCCTGGTGATGCGTAAATCTCGGTGAAGTTCGTGTTCACCTTGATCATAGCGTCTCGTAACGTATCTCCTGTTCCGTCGTTTGCGTTTGCGCCTACATTTAAAACCAGTTGTGCCATGTTATAATTCTATCACCCTTTTTACTACCGTAATTTCATGTGTGTTACTACTACTTATCTGTCCTCTGAGTCTGATGTTGTCACCATCTACGTCAGCAGTGATGGTCGCTAGGTCAGTGCCGGTGCTACTTGTCCTACCAAATACCGACACATATGGTGTTGTGCCGTCGTGTGTGACCCTAACGTCAAGTATCTCGTAATTTCCCAACGCACCTGAGTTGGCATCAGATATGGACATGTTGTACAGGGCACTCCTATGCACGGTCTTGTCAAAACTGTCCAGTGTGGCGATGTTTGATGGGTTTCCTGCCGCCCTGTCCAGGTGCACCTGCCATGCTGTGATTGTACCCTGGGCCCGGCTATCTGTCAATTGTGCCCTCACCTTGACATCGTTGCCGTCCACTACCGTGGTCCAATTGGTCAGATCTGTTGTTGCTGAATCTGTGTTGATACCGTACCTAATGTTGTAGGCATCCGTGCCGTCTGTGACAACCATGATTTCATCTATGGCTGACTTGGTGTCTGCCTGGTTGGTTACTGCCACGTACAAGGCACCCTGTGTGCTGGCATGTGCGAATGAATCTATCTGTGTGAACTGTGTTCCTGCTGGTACAGGTATATGGATCCTGTATGCGTTCACAGTTGTTGAACCACCTGACGTAGATGACGCCTGTAGTGTTGTTGTTGTGCTTGAATGAGAAGCTGACAATTCTAGTTGTGCTGTACCTTTTGAACTGACCTGTGGTCCTTCTGACACACTTGCTTCTGTGCCATCACTAATCACAGTGGCCTCCATGATGCTCTTGCCGTCACCGGCTGATCCTATTATGATGTAGTGTGCCGCGGCATATGTGTTGGTGCTGAACGTGTCTATTGTCGTGGCCGAACTGGAAACAGTCACGGCTGATATGACATTGACATTTGTGCTTGTTGTTGCTGATTGGTCATCCGCTAATAAAATCCTGTACATGTGTATTCTCAGATTGGTCTGAAGTCCCGCCGCACTCACCACAACGTCGTCGCCATCTATGGCCGCTGTGAAAGTGGCCAGCACATCTGATGTGGATGCACCTGTGTTGCCTGTGCCAATTTCGTTGTAACTTGTGATATACGCGGCTGTCCCATCATGCACGACAAGTAGTTCTACGTTCATGACTTCCCCACCTGTTGCGTTCATCACGGAAACGAAGTATTTCGCTCCCCTGTGGTCAGCATGTGCGAACGAGTCTATGGATTCTGATGCACTGTCTACGTCTGCGTTGATCTCGACAGTGGCCAGTCCTGATTCCTCCCCAGCGTAACCCGAGGAATCGTCATCTCCCAGTCCGATCCTGTAGTGGTTGACGAAGTTGAACAGTGTGGTTGAGCCGTCATTGATACCTGTAAGTTTTAACTGTATGTTACCGTCGTCAACGCCAACATCTGCAGTAAGCACATCGAATTCCTCTGACCTCACCACACCACTGTCGGACATGAATGCTTCGATACTGCTGTCATCACTGGTACCGTGTACAACTGAATACTTGTGGAATGCCAGTCTACCACTGGTCATGTCCTTGGCCAATGACATGTACCATGCACTGTCATACTTCGACGATGCGAATTCATCCACTATTTCTTCAACTTCAAAACCCTGTCTCGATAACTGTGATGTGGTAACATGGTCCACGTCAACAGTAGTGATCTGTCCAATGGCAGTTGATCCAACTATTGCTATCGGTGTTCCTGATCTTGTTGATTCGGTGTCCGACAATAAAACCCTGTACATTGTGATCCTGCATGTTCCGGCAGTTCCGTTGGCACCCCTCAGCCTCACGTTTGCTCCACTTATGTCCGCGGTGAACGTGGCTAATGGTGTGGCCTCGGCGTTTGTTGCTATGGTGTTGAATTCTGTTATGAAGGCGTTGGTATCATCATGTACGACCATTACCTCTGTTGAAGAAATTTCGTTCGTTGTGGTGTTGTTTATGGATATGAAATACTTGGCACCCCTGAAATCGGCCTTCGCAAACGTGTCTAGATTGGCCACCGCTGAATCCAGGTCCGCCACCAACAAGGTCTGTTGCTGGGTGAATGTCGAGCTTCCTGCCTGTGTGCCTGATGAGTCATCATCTCCCAGTCCGATCCTGAAGAAGTGCAGGGTGTTGATCGCTGAAGTTGAGGAACCGTCCGCGAGTGTACCACCTTGTCCTAGCAGTCTGACATTGCCACTGGCCGCCCTTATGTCTGACGCCAGCACCACTTCCTGATCATCTGATGTACGTATGATCTGTGATGAACCAGAGAAAGCGTCAAAGGTTGATCCGTCTTCTGTGCCCTGTGCAATTATGTGCTTCTGCATCTGGAACTCAATGGCACTGTCCGCCCCTTCGAGCCTGCTCAATGCGATGTACCATGCACTGTCATATTTCGTCTGGTCAAAGTCATTGATCATGCTTTGGTCTGCCGTTATTGATTCGTTCTCACCTGTTGATAGGTTGGCGTCCAGCACAACCTCGGTGGTGTTACCAACAGTGTTCCTTGCGTCCCGTATGTCTGAAACGCCCAATGCTACACCAGTTGATCCAAATCCTATGACACCACTTCCGTTGGTCTGTAGGAATTCTCCCGTCTGTCCGTCCGTGTTCGGCATGGATATCCCGTCAACAACCACTTTACCTGAACCGCTGGCCTCGAACTCTAGATTGTCATTGGTCCTGCTGGATGAAAGTGTGTTGCCTGAGAAAGTTAATTTTGTTGGTATCACAAGTGTTGTGAAATTCAACGGATCGAAAAGTCCTGTCGATGGTTCATTGGCCCCTATCACAACATTGTCTATGGTACCATCATCAAGGTCTATGCCATTGATAACCACCGATCCTGTGCCGTTCCCTGACAGTATCAGGTCCGCGTTTGAAGTCGTGACCTTGATAACGTTGTCCGTGAAGTTCATTGATGAGTCTATGGTTAGGTTCGCCACGTTGACCACACCAGTGCCTCCCGGTGTAAGGTTAAGGTCTGCGTTTGAGCTGGTAGAAATTATGTTGTCATTGAATGTAAGGTTGTCAACGGTAACTGGGAACGCCACTGACGTTGCTCCACCCACTGACAATGAATCGAATGTTGATGTTCCGTCCACTTGCAGGTCACCTGTTGTTGTTAAATTTTCGTTGACGAACGTGAATGCTCCTGTTGAATCTGTTATGGATCCACTGCCGGCAGTCATTGTGCTGTTGATCGCCATGCTGGAAGCTGATGTCGACACGTTCTCATCGCCGAAACTTATGGCACCCGATGAATCAGTTATGGATCCATTGGCCAGTGTAAGGTTACCTATTGTTGAACCTGTTGCTCTTGCAATGGTTCCTGTTGTCGTAACGTTCTCGTTACCAAAACTGATCGCTCCACTGGAGTCTGTTATTGATCCATTGGCCACGGTCAGTGTGCTGTTGATCGCGAAGGATGTTCCTGTTGTCGTCAGATTCTCATTACCGAAGCTCAATGCTCCTGATGAATCAGTTATTGAGCCATCTGCAAAAGTTAGGTTACCAAGAGTGGTACCAGATCCAGCTGATAACGTTCCTGTGGTCGTTAAATTCTCGTTTCCGAAGCTTATGGCACCTGACGAGTCAGTTATAGATCCATCTGCCAAAGTTAGGTTGCCTATTACAGAATCACCACCTGCGGCAAGTGTTCCTGTTGTTGTCAGGTTCTCGTTGCCAAAACTGATCGCACCTGACGAATCTGTTATGGATCCATTTGCGAACGTGAGTGTTGCGAAAGTTGATCCTGTTACGAATGTCTGTGCACCACTGAAGGAGAACGTACCACCGAAACTACCATCTCCATCCACTATCAAATTTTCATTTATGTTTATACTTGAGGAATCCGATGAACTTATGGATGTTCCTCCGAAACCAAGTCCGGCTATGACCACCCGTCCGGAGCCACTGGCTGATATCTTCAGGTCATCGTTGGAGTTTAAGACTTCGATGTTGTTGTCGTTGAATCTTATGGCAGGGAATACTACCGATCCTGTGCCACTGGGGTGTACATCGATGTCTGCGTTTGTCAGTCTTGATGTGATGTTGTTGCCGAAGAACTTGATGTCCGCCTTGACAGGCACAAGATCGAAGAAATCATCGAAATTGTTGTTTATCTTGTTACCAGATTCATAAAGCGAATCACCTGATCCGTCATCCGCATTTGCACCTACATCTATTACTTCTTGTGTCATATTAAGTAATATTTAGCGGTTTTTATGATTTGATAAAACTGCCTACGGCGAGACGTTCTTGAACGGGTGGTCACTGGGTAGATTTCCCGTCAGACCCCACTTATGAGCCAGGTATCCCTCAGCCTTTTGGAACTCAGTTATGTCAGTTCCGCCCGTGCCCGGCAGTGCGCCTACCACGAAGAATTCAGCAACCCTGCCATCCAACCTCTCGTTGGCCCTGTTTCGCATGATCCTCACGTCCTGTTTCTGGTTGATGGATCTGTCGTAGTCGTTCACAGGAGTGAATGCGTCTGCGCCGTCCACCCTGGTGGAGATCTGGTTGCCGGTCTTGTTGAATATGGTGCCCACGATGTGGAATGCGTCAAGGGTGACCGCTGAGTCGAATGCTTGGAGGTTACCTATGGTTGATGAGATCCTGTTGGAACTCAATCCGTCCAGGTCCAACTCACCGTTGAACGCACTGGAGTTACCGGCGCTGACCGCGTAGTCCTTCTTGCTCCCTGACGATACTGTGTTGTTCTCGAAACTGTAGAAACTGTCCTGCGTGTCATCGACTGTGTCCGCCAGGAACACACCTATGGCCCAGTGGTTGCCTGAACCATCCGTGACATTCTGTTCGTCCGACGTGGTGAAGTCCTCACTCGAACCGCTGAAGTCCCACACATTGAGGCTGTTGAGGGCACTGGAGACCCTAGTGGGTGTGCCGTTGACAGTGATTGAGAAATTGCCTGCCTTGTCAGTTATAGATGAAACGTTGCTACCACTGAGTGAATAACTTGATGTGTCTGCGGCATCGATGTGAAAACTTGTGGTGACGCTGTCTGAAGGATCCCAGTTGCCGCCCACTGTGATGATGTGTCTGTGTATACCAAGAGGCATCTAGTCCTCCTATGATGACCTGTAGTCCTTGGCAATGTTGCCCAGGAAGTTGGTTCCGTCGTTGATGATTGTGACAACGTCTATGTCAGCGGCACCGGTCGAAAGTGTGCTACTGTTGGATGGGAACTTCACGGCACTTGAGCCATCCGTTCCAAATGTTGCTGTTCTTGATCCTGAACCATCCTGTGTTATTATCAATGTGACCGTGCCACCTGTTGGTAGGTTGGTGATGTTGAATTCCGTTGATGTGTCCAGTGTCACTGTGTGTATGCTGGCCAGTGAACAGTTGACTGTTATGGTTGAACTTGATGTGAGTGTGTTGATCTTCTCAATGTACCCTGCGTTGAACGTGAATGGACTTTGTGCTATGACACCACCTGTTCCATTTGCTTCAAGTTCTAAGTTGTCATTTGATCTATTTGATGTGATCTTGTTGTCTGTTATCGTGACTCCCGGTGTCTGTACACTACCTGTTCCACCTGGGCTCAGTGTTAGGTCTGCGTTTGAAGGTGTTGATATGGTTGATCCCGTTATTGCAAGGTCACCTGTTGTGCCACCTGCGTTGTTGTCCACATAGTCTTTGACAGCGGCACTTGTTGGAATTGTTGTGTCGTTGTCATTAGAACCTATGCCTTCCGCTTCTGTGACAATTGAAGCGGCCTTGAAGTTGTCCACTTCCAAGTTGGAAATTGTTGACGAGTCGGCGTCAATTGTGCCTGTGACTGTTCCTGTTATCGTTCCAGAGATGTTCCCAGTCACGTGTAAATTTTCTTTTATTGTGATCTGTGTTGAGTCACTCGAACTGATTTCTGTTCCTGAAATCTGTATTCCGTCAATGCTGACTGATCCCGTACCTGAGGTGGTCAAAGTCAGATCCGCATTTGACGGTGCTGATATCGTCGAACCTGTTACGGATAGGTCACCTATATCTCTTGCGTCCACGTAATCTTTTACGGCCGCCGACGTTGGTAGAGTTGTGTCATTGTCGTTGCTTCCAATACCTTCCGCTTCTGTGACAATTGAAGCGGCCTTGAAGTTGTCCACTTCTAGGTTTGAAACTGTTGAGTTGTCAGCGTCAATCGTGCCCGTGATGTTCCCAGTCACGTGTAAATTTTCTTTTATTGTGATCTGTGTTGAGTCACTCGAACTGATTTCTGTTCCTGAAATCTGTATGCCATCAATGCTGACAGAACCAGTGCCTGACGCTGTGAGTTCTAGGTTGGCGTTTGATGATCCTGTTGTGATCGTGTTGTCCGTGATGCTGACACCATCTATGGTTGCTCCCCCGGTCAATGTTGACACCCCTGTTACAGACAGGGTGCCAGAGAAGTCTCCTGTGCCGTCAACTATGAGATTCTCGTTGATGTTGATTGTGCTACTGTCTGAGCTTGTAATCGTTGTGCCATTTACACTAATACCTTCTATGTCCACACCTGCCGTGCCGTTACCGGTTATGGTCACAGACGAGTTTGTGGTCAGTGAAGTTATGTTGTCACTGTTCACAGATAATGCGTCTATCTCGACAGTACCTGTGCCGTTTGGCTGTATAGATATGTCACCGTTTGTGACTGAGGTAGTCAGTTGGCCATCCGCGGCATTTCCTATGTAGAGTTCTTCGAAATTGTTGTTGATCTTGATCATGGCCGTACGTAAAGTATCGCCCGTGGCCGGATTCCCCAGTGTTCCTATATCTATGTTAATTCTCGCCATAATTTAATGGTATTTATGGTTATCCTCGACGTCTGATCCTGGTCCTAGGATAAATTGCGCCAGTTGTGGGCTTGGTGTTCACGTCTTTATTATATGTGTTGAACGCCATGTTGCCTGATGTTGCTCTATGATTCTTCCACAGTGCAATCCTATCAATGTCTGAACCGTCTAGGCTTACTCTTGTGTCGGTGGTTGCAGTTATGCCTCCTGCTGTGTCTGCCATTAATCCTGTGACAGCATTGTTTTGTAAATATGTTCTTGCCTGTGACTGTGTGAGTGTAGGATATATTTCTGCTAAACAAGCCAACATACCTGTTACGAACGGCGCACTATAACTTGTTCCTGATCCAGACTGTACTGTGTCCCAGTTTGGTGTATTTGCTTCCTGTCCTAGATACGGAACACCAAAAGCAATGGCACCTGACTCTCCTGCTCCAAAGACACCAACACCTGCGGCATATACATCTACACCAGGACCCCAATTGCTAAATTCTGCTTTGCCGTTATCTGCTTTAGTGCCTAACGCACCTACATTGATAGCACCGTTGAATGAATAGGTGTCGCCACGATGGTAATAATCTCTGAATGGATAATAACCTCCAAAGAAGTAGTTCCGGTTTGCATAAGCGGCTTCACTAACAATGTAGTTGTCCCAGTTGTCGCCACCAGGCAAATCAATGTATCTGTTGTCGTTGCCGCTTGCCGATACCACAATGATACCTTCTGTTATAGCATCTTGCTGATCACTATCAGGTGCTGGAGCATTTACAGTAAAAGTTTGATCGCTGGTCCAGTCTTTGTCACCTGGGCCAATGCCTCTTGCTGTTAGTTCTGCTTCTGATAGATCATTGCCTGTGCCGTTGTCTAAAGTTACACCCTGGAAGTGGATTAAAGCGGCACCGCCACCTATCAAATTTTCTGTCCCCAAACTCACATTCACAATGGTAGGATTCTTCCTGCCTGTTGCTGGATTCACTGCTTTGGTTCTGTGGAACTCTCTGATGTAGGCAAAGGTTCTATCTGTACTGCCACCGCCTGACTTTGAGCGTTCGTAAACTTTGTCAAACATATAGATGTTGGCATCGTTAGCAAGTCCATATAGTGTGCCTGCCGCATAACTTGTGACTGCCGTGGGATGATTATCTTCTGCTGAATAGTTGTCACGAGCGTCTGCGTTGCTGTATGTGTAGTTTGTTCCACCGGTAATTGTGTTGTAGTGTTGACCCCAGTTATAGTCTACTACTCTACTTGAATAATCTGCGTGGTCGCTAAATGTGTCTATTTCAACAATAACAATGTCTACATTTTTACCACTTGCTGAATATGTTACACTGTCATCAACATACCTGTCTGTTAGACTTGCGGCTGTTGATGACCAATTGGTTCTATTTGTGGTTTCAATGTGTCTTACCATGCCCCAATTTTTATGGTCAACAGTATACCTGATTCCTGTTGTGCCATTTGCTTTTGTGAATGCCGCCGTGCCGCTTGGGACACCTTTGTCAAATCTACCGGTGAAAGTACTTGCTGGTTTATCTACGATTCTGTCCAAAACACTCTGTGGTACAACTACTTCTACTCTGTCGTCATCGGCTACTTCTTGTGCTTCTTCCATTGTGAGCATATAGCCTGTGGTTCTTGAAGTTGGTCGTCTGTGAGTGCATTCAATCTGTCTATCTGGAATGTGTAAAGCACCACCTGGTGTTTCCATGTCATCGTAGAACGCCTTTGAGTCCTCGCCCTTCTTAAGTGTGACCTGAAACAGTTCCACCTTAAGACTCCAGTTGTACGAGATGTAGTGTGACCGTGATTGATGTGGATGCCGAATCACCGATCTTGTTGGTGACCTTGATTGGTATGTTGGTGGTCACAGTGGAATCATCATTGTATCCGATGGCGCCAGGTGATATCAACACCGTTTCAGCACCCGTTGTGATCACTTCCGCTATCACGCCTGCGTCAGCGGTTGGGTCAACACCTTCCGCCCTTGAGGCATCTGCGTCCCTGTCCTGGTTACTGGTGTACACTATGACCCTTGCCGCGTGTGATGTCTGTACCTTGTAGAGAGCGTAGCCGATGAATCCCGTGATGTCTATGTCCGTGGTACTGCCATCCTGTATTGATGCGGATCCTGCCTTGGTGGTCCTTGACTGGAGCCCAGATCCACCTGATGCCGTGATCGTGATCGTGCCATCCGAGTTGGCAGAAGTGGTAATGCCCGTGCCGCCTTGTATGTAAAGTTGTCCGCCGTCTGCTATGGCGATGCCAGCGGAATCATCACCTGTGAATGTGATACCTGAGGCTCCACCTGCCGAGGCCTCTAGACCTATTGTCTGTGTGCTGTGATCATAAGTCATCACATAGTTGTCTTGGCCTGATCCCACAGATTGATCTGCATTTAGAGTGAAGTTGCCCAGCACGACATTTCCCGTGCCGTTGGGGGTCAGTGTGATGTCTGCATTAGTATCTAGTGAAGTTATTGCTGTGTTGTTTATTGATAACCTATC